TTTTGGATTTCACTATCTTGCGGGAGAAATTGTCTGTTTTGCTCCACATAGGTTTTCAGTGCTTCTAGCTCTTCCAGGCCTGAATTGCTGGGCACAAAGTAATCTTGGGGATACTGGATGATCTGACTATATCGCCCTTGGATGCTTTCAATGACCGTGTCTACCAACTCAGGAAGCTCTGTGTAAAACTCACCCAGGGCCACATGCTCTGCATAACTTGTGGTTTGTAGGTGGAGAATGTGTGTATTAGTGGCGGCATGTAACAGGGTAAGGAAGAATTCACCGATCTTGTCCATAGGGCACTCCTAAATGATCTAACACTCTCCTGGCTGTTTCTCTCCTCCAGGGCTTTATGGTGGGATTATCTGCGATCTTTTGCCATTCTTTTTTTTGTTTTTCATAGCCTTCCAGCCAGACTTCTTTCTTGCCTATCTCAGTCATGCCCTGGTCCAGAAGTTGGTGGCATCTCCAACAGGCCCACACGCTGTAGCTGTCTTCAGCCTTGATCGACTTACCCTTGCCATGCTCACCCCAGTTACTGTGGGCGGCAACAGTGGTCGACCCTTCATCATCCATGCACTGTGGATGGCACTGGAGCAAGCACTGTTGGCCCTTTGCAAGGTTGAGCAGGTGGACATCCCGGTACATCATGTGGTGGCCCTCATCTCTGCTCTCATGTTGTAAGCATCCACTTTGAATACTTCAATACGCAATTCAGCGGCTTTTAGCATGTACTTCAAGTATTCCTCTTGAATAACAGCTTCCTTCAATGCGCTCAGTTGGTCAATGTAGCGCCCGTGTGAGTACGCATAGGCCTCTTGGGCACCTAGCGTTTTCTCATCTGAGTCGCTCATCAGTTGAGCTTTTACTGTCTTCAAGAAATGCTCTAGATGCACTCGCCTGCCCTTGGCATCAGCATAGTCCTTGGCATTCTCTTGAATGTATTTAATCGCCTTGTTTGGGTCCACTTCCATGTTATTCCTTTACAAATACGCCATTGGGCAACAAAGTGCCCTTTCTATCTTTGATCTCGTTGTAAGCCAACTGCAAGCAATCAGTCAAGTTGATGTCCAACAAAGCACACATGTTGATCAAGCACACCAGCACATCGCCCACGCCGTCCTTGATGCCGTCCATATCCTTTTTGTTAAGTGCATCAGCCAACTCGCCCATCTCGCTACAGGCTTTCAAAAATTGTGACTGTGGATTGCTGTTGGGGATGATCTTTCGAGCTTCAGCCCAACGCAAAATTTCAATTTCCAGTTGTGTATAACTCATACATGTTTGTCTATTAACGCTTGCACACCCCTGTCCAAGTTGTCTTCTCCCAACTCTTTCAGGTTCATCTCTTGAATTCTGTTTATCAAGATACGGACATAAACTGCATCTTTAGCAGTAGGTCTGTCCCCTCTAGGCCTTCCAGCACCTGGGCGCTTGCCACCCCAAGGCTTGCCAGTGGCCTCAAATCTTTCTTGGATCTTTCTCTTGCGGACCCATTCGGGCAGTGGGCTATATGCCATCTTGCCTCCTCAACCACTCTGCCATCAACAATGCCTCTGCCCTCCCGTTGTCCTTCTTGCGCTCCAGTGGTGCCAGGGGCCATAACTCTCTTGCCAGGGCCAAACTTTTGTTTTTGTCAGAGTCCAGCTTGAGGTCTTTTTTCCATTTCTGGGGTGTCACTAGGTGCCAGGGGCAATTAAATCTCTGAGCAAGGTTTATAGCCCCACCAAACGCCACCCCAAATTTGAAGGTGGAATGTACGCCCTGCCCCGGCATACTATGCACCGACTCGACCACCACCTCGCAGTCCTGTCGATCAAGGGCTTGACACATCTCAGCCCACACCGCACGGCTTTCAATGTATTTGTCAGTGTGATGCATATCTCCGCATGACCAGTACTTACCGTGGTGATCGATCATTCCCCAGGCCCCTGAGAACCCTGGATCGATCCCAATGAAGATCTTCATGCCAACTCCATAAAATTGGGTTTGCTCTTCATGCGGTTGTATGTCTTTTCGATAACCTTCTCAAACTCGGATCTAGCAATGCTGGTGCGCTGAAGGTCGATGTACTCAAAAACGTCTTTGGCGGCTTTTAATCCTGTGCCTGACAGTCCATATCGTCCGATCTTTTTAAACCGCTCTTGGGCCTCAATAAGAACCTCCTGAAGGCATTGGCAAGATGGAAGTGCTTCTGCTCCGATACCCATCTCAGCAGATACCTCACAAACATTCATCATTCTGGCAAGATTCTCCCAGTCAACCCTGGTTGCTGTGCCAGTGCGGAATGATTCGATTGAGGTGAGTTCAAGCAAGCGGAATTTGTCTAGGATTTCGTTGTCAGTGATCAAGGCCCCGGCTATCGCATGGGTGATGGGGTTGAACAATGGGTAGACTTTGCGTTTGGTTCTCTTCTTCATTTCCACTCTCCTGGGCTTCCACGATTTCCTTTTTTCCATTGGTCAATGACATCTGCATCCAGTGTTGAAGTGGGATGAAGTTGCATATATCCTTTTGTCTCTTTGCCATCGTCACGCCTCCCGTAGAGCCATTGATGTGCCTTGTCCCGGTCTTTAATCCTCATTCGGATTACCTCCCTGACTAACGCCTGATGCATTTCCACCCTCTGTTGCGCCTTCAAGTCGTGTTCCAGCGCACCAAGGATAAAGCCAAGTCTCTCCATCGTAGTCTCCAGTCAATTCCAATGCTTTGTTGATCACTGCCACAGGTGGTTTATGTCCATCTTTGACACGGTCCAATATCTTGTGGGCATCATAGTAATTCAATTCAATTTCCTTTAGACATAGGTCTACCAAGGGTGGATAGAAGGGTTCTATCTCTCCCGCTCCAGGCTTTTAAATGTATGAAACAAAAAAAGCCCCAAGTGCGCTTGACGAATGTGTTCACTTTATCCACAGGCCTTGTTGCCACCATGCACCTGTGATTTACCAGTCGCCACATTAACGCTGGTCGCAACATCCGGGGTGTATCGGTGTGCGGTGTTTCTTGGGTTCAGTCCATGCAGACCATTTGCTATCCCGCCCTGAGGGCTACTGTGGAAACAAAAAAGCCGTTTACAACTGCCCTCGGTAGGAACCCTAAAGTAAAAACCAAGGGCGAGAGCATGTGTAAACGGCTTCATATGTCGCTTCCTACGGCAACGGAATCAATTATATAGATCAAATGATCTTGTTTTCATGTTTCTTAATTCTTTTAATTTTTCAGCCACAGCTTTAGGCATAGGGACTGCTTTTTTGGCATCTTCATCCATCTTTTGTAATACAGGATCTTTGAAAGACACTGATAGGTTTATGGTCATTTCTGGCACTTCAGCACCGTCCCACCTTGCTTGATTGATGTAAACAAGGGGCGCAGGTATGAATTCACCATTGTTTTTCTTCCATGAATCGGTGGTCTTCATCCACTCTACGTGGAGCAAAATCTGATCAATCTCAGCGTCCAGGTTCATCTTTTGCCACTTTGCTAGACAGGCACGTTTAGCACCCTTGCGCTCTGACTTGGGCCATGCATTCCAAAAATAAACAAAGCTCATATTAAATTCCATCCAAACATAAAAAGTTCATACAGTCCCCGGCAAACAAGGCCCCACAAGGGCAAAAACAAAATGACAGATAAGACTTCTTTCACATCACACCCCTCATCTCCCAGCCTGCCAAGAAATAGTTCCAGCGTTGTTGCATAGCGGGATTGGTGTACTTGTCTCCAGTCATGGCTAGATCAGCATCTGTATAGTTCTTAGAGGACATTAGTGCGTGGAATACTTTACGTGCCTTCATGTGTTCTTCTCCTCGGCGTAGCCGTTCTTTTGCTTGAGTTGTTGCATCAATGCTTTTTCTTGCGCCGTCCAGACAAACGCGTTTCCGTATTTTTCATTCCAGTTTTCTGGCGGTGACAAATACCAATCCCACCATGATTGGCAGGGGCGAGGTGCTGGTTTTTCATCAGTCATTTTCCGCAACTCCTACACTTGGTCAATATAGTAAAAACAGGGCGTTTGCAGTACACGCAATAGCTTGTCATGCTTGTCCCTTTGCTCTGATGGCATCGCCCCATGTGCCACCACCTTCTTTAAGTATGTGGTCTACCATCTTTGCACACGCCTCACGCTCTTTAAAAGCACCATTTGCCCACGCAATCTCACACATACGCATAGTGTGTTCTTCACAGTCATGGTGCTTAAATGGTGGTTGACTGCCTTCGTTGTACCACCACGCTTTGAATGCTTCTTGTGTCATTTCAGAACCTCTTGTTCCAACACTGCCATAGCTTCTTCAATTCGTTCATACAGGTAGTCGGGCATTCGGTGATTGTCTGCAAATGACCATGATTCAACCGCTGACAACAGCTTGATGATTTGCAGGGCTTGTTCTTTAGTCATGCTTGTTCTCCAACCACCCACACAGCTTTACCCCCAGTAGGCTCATATTCATCAAACTTCAAGCGGATGTACTGCTGTCCAGGTATGCCAGCAGATTGCACATACCCTTGAATGCCAAAACTCTTGAGTTCTGTCACCACGACCATGCAAGCCCCAAACATTTCTTTGTCTGGTGTGACCTGCACAATGTCTCCAATAGCAATTTCATTCATTTCTTCATTCCTCTTACCAAGGCCGCAAAAGACTGCACCGTGTCTCTGCCAAAAGGGCCAGCAAACTGCTCTATCTCACGGGCAACTTCTTCCAGGGTGTCATTGCGGTGCAGGTGGACAAACTCAGCCGGGTGTGAATGCACATCCATGTGGGCTATTTGCTTCTTGCGCCATCCACTGGTGTGTTGCCAGCTACCTTGCTTCAAAGCCAGTTGCTCAAATGCTTCATCTTCAGGTTCCATCTTCATTCCTTTCAAACCATTCAGGTTTCAGTTCTTTCAGTTGATAAAGTCTCAAAGGAGGAATGCCACTCTTTCTCCATTTGTAGACAGCGGGAGGGGTTAGGTTGAGAAGCAAAGCCACCTTGTACAGGGTGGTGTGCTTTTGTAGGTCTTGAATGTTCATAGCGGTATAGTAGCAACTATTGTCGGTAAATGCAATAACCCCACGACTAGATAAGGTATTTTAGTGTTGTGTTTGACAATAGGATCTAGATCAAATAAAGTCCAGTCACTCCATGTCGGAGTTCAAAGGAAAACCAAATGAAACTTAGCGATTTAATTGAGATCCAAGCAGAAGT